ACTCTGCAACACAGATAGCCACATCAACTGGCTTTTCCAGAAAAGAAGTTTTAGAGTTTATTGATGAGTGGAAGGGTGTTGTTCATAATGACAGCAACATTCGTGACCGTGCCAGAGAAGCAATATCTGGTGCAGACCAACACTACGCAATGCTTATTAAAGAGGCCTGGAAGACTGTAGAAGACGCAGATACGCAGGGCCAGCTTAGCGTTAAGGCAGCTGCCCTAAAGCTGATAGCAGACATAGAGACTAAAAGAATAGCAATGCTTCAATCAGTTGGTGTTTTAGAAAATACTCAGATAGCTTCTCAAATTGCAGAAACAGAACGCAAACAAGAAATTTTGGTAGGAATATTAAAGGAAACAACCGCATCTTGCCCTAAGTGCAAAATGGAAGTGGCAAAAAGACTTTCTCAAATTACTGGAATTGTAGAGTCTGTAATAATAGAATCAGAGGTTGTGTAATGTTTGATGGCTCAAAAGAAATTGCACCAAGTGTATATTTATATAAAAATTTTTTAACTCAAGAAGAAAACTCTACCATGCTAGATTTAATACTATCTGAAAAAGAAGAGCTTTGGTATAGCGTAGGTCATGGCGAGAATGCAATTTTTATTTTAAGAACAGAAACCGTAGACCCACTGAGAGATAAAATTGCTAATATATGCCCAGAAGGATTAGATCCAGTATTTAATTTAAATGTTAATAGGCTTAGCTCTGGAATAACCTACGGAGAGCATGTTGACATAAATAACTCTGGACATATCCTGGAAGCAGCAAAAAAATATATTGAAGGTGAAGATTTTATTATTGGCAATTACCCAAGATTTGGATTAGTTTATTACTTTAATGATCAATATGATCAAGGCGAAATATACTATCCAGAACTTGGGCTGACACATAAACCAAGCCCTGGAGACCTAGTTATACATGCCGCAGACATATTGCATGGCACTAATCCTCCAATAAATGGAATAAGGTATAGCTACACATCTTCCTATACAGAAAAATTTAAAATGAGTAAAGATGAGCTTTGATTTTTCTGATTTAATTGATATTTTAGACGGCGAAGAGTTTGAAGAAAAACCAGTAGATCTTCGCACATTTGTAAACGACCCCAAGTATCTAGGCTTGCCACCACTTTCAGAATACCAGTACATATTAATTGAAAAAAGTTCTCAGATATATAAGGAGTCTACTTTAAAAAAATTATTTGGTGAAGATGAAGGTCACATAAGATTTAAACAAACTGCTAATGAAGTTGTAGCTCAATTAGGAAAAGGTTCTGGAAAAGACTATTGCTCTACAATTGCCGTGGCATACATAGTCTACTTACTGTTATGCTTAAAGGATCCAGCAACATACTACGGGAAGCCTCCTGGTGACTCGATTGATATTATTAATATTGCAATCAACTCCCAACAAGCAACTAACGTATTTTTTAAGGGCTTTAGGAGCCGCATAGACAAGTCTCCATGGTTTGTTGGTAAGTACTATTCCAAAGCATCTGAAATTCAGTTTAACAAGGCTATAACGGTTCACTCAGGGCACTCAGAAAGAGAAGCTTGGGAAGGATATAACGTTATTGTTGTTATCTTAGATGAAATTTCTGGTTTTGCTATAGACAATACAACTGGTCACGATCAGGCAAAAACAGGCAGCGCAGTATATGATATGTACAGGGCATCCGTAGACTCTCGTTTCCCAGACTTTGGAAAAGTTATACTACTATCATTCCCTAGATTTAAGAATGATTATATTCAACAAAGATATGACGCTGTTGTTGGAGAAAAAGAAATAGTAGTTAGAGATCATAAGTTTAAAATGTATGAAGAGCTACCAGACGGCACAGACGGAAATGAATTTGAAATACAATGGGAAGAAGACCATATAATATCCTATAAGATACCAAAGGTATATGCTATCAAGCGACCAACTTGGGAGATCAACCCAGTCAGAAAAATTGATGACTTTAAGACAGCTTTTTACACTAACCCGACAGACGCCCTTTCAAGATTTGCCTGTATGCCACCAGATGCAGTAGATGCATTTTTTAAGTCTAGAGAGAAAGTAGAAAAAGCTTTTAATGTTGGATCAATTGCAGTAGATAATTTTGGCAGACTTGAAGAATGGTTTATACCAGACCCAGATAAAAAATATTATATTCACGTAGACTTAGCCCAAAAGCATGACCACTGTGCAGTAACAATGGCTCATGTAAACAAGTGGGTTAATGTAAAAGTGACAGATACTTATTCGCAGCCAGCCCCAATTGTGGAAGTTGATGCCGTTAGATACTGGACTCCAACCCCAGACAAGTCGGTTGACTTTACTGAAGTAAAAGATTATATTCTTTCTTTAAAAACAAGAGGATTCAATATAGCAATATGTACCTTTGACAGATGGAACTCTCATGATATGATGCAACAACTAAAACAATATGGCATCAATACAGAGATTCTATCTGTCGCTAAAAAGCATTATGACGACATGGCTATGATTGTGGCAGAAGAAAGACTAATAGGCCCACACATCCCGCTACTCATAGATGAACTGTGCCAGCTTAGAATTATGAGGGACAAGGTTGACCACCCAAGAAAAGGATCTAAAGACTTAGCTGATGCTACATGTGGAGCAATATTTAATTCAATTAGCAGAACAAGGTTTGATAACAATCAAGAAATAAATGTACATACTTATGAATCAATGAGCTACGACAATGACTTCGGGGACAAAGATGACCCAGATACAACATCTTATAATCTGATCAGAGCACCAAGAATGCCTCAAGATCTTAGAGAAGTAATGGACAGGATGCAAATAATATGAGCGAATATCAAGAGTTAGCAAAACAATGTAAGTGTTGCACTAAACATGTGCCACTTCCAACTGTTATGAAAATTTATAACGGGGTTATTGTGTGCCCAACAACATTACAAAACATAATAGAATATAGAAGATTGTGGGAGTCTTTTGGCTCAAGGCCAATGGGATCTATAAGAAAGCATTTTTCAGAGTACGTACAGCAAATAGTAGAATTGGATTTTGCTAATGATAATACTGGGGATTAATGAAACTTCCCATGATGCATCTGTATCTTTAATTAAAGATGGAAAGATTCTTTTTGCAGCACACGCAGAAAGATACAGCAAGCAAAAAAATGATTGGTATAATAATAGAGAAATTATACTTGACGCCTTAAACTATGGCACACCAGACGCAATTGCTTATTATGAAAAACCACTACTTAAAAAATCTAGAATGATGATCCATGGCGGCGCTAGCGATTGGAAACCTTCATTTCCATTTGATATCCCAGTTCATTATTTTAAGCACCATTATTCACACGCAGCAGCGGGCTACTACACTAGCTCATTTAATGATGCCTGCATAGTAGTTTTAGATGCAATTGGCGAGTATAACACTTCAACAATTTGGGTTGGCGAAGGAGAAAAGATTAAGCTTAAATATAAACAAAACTATCCCGTAAGCTTTGGGCTCTTCTACTCAGCCTTTACAAAACTAATAGGCCTAATGCCAAATCAAGAAGAGTATATTATGATGGGGATGGCTGCATATGGAGATTGGCAAAGATATTACAAAGAGGTAGATGAGTATTTCCCAAGCTATGATCAACAAAAATATAATTTTCATAAAGGAATTACTGACTGGGGAATGGAAATTACAGAACAAGATAGGTTTGATATTGCAGCAGCAGTACAAATGGTATACGAACAAAGACTTAATCAGTTTATGCGTATGGCAAAATCCCTTACTGGTAAAAATAATTTAGTATTTATGGGTGGGTGTGCACTAAACTCTTCTGCAAATACACTGCTATGGAAAATTTTTGATATGATTTGGATTATGCCTAACCCTGGTGATGCTGGCAGCTCTTTAGGAGCAGCAGCAGCTTTATATGGAAAGCATTTAGATTGGCAAAATCCGTATCTGGGTCACGACCTGGGTGGCAATTACCCAGTGCAAGAAATTGTTGATGTAATTCTTAAGGATGGTATTGTTGCGGTAGCTTCTGGACGAGCAGAGTATGGACCT